GAAGCTCTGTGGCTATGCAATGGCTCGTGTCCAAAGATAGTTTCGTTCTCGTAGATATGAACTGACCTAGATAGTTTGTCACCATTTTTTAGTGTGACTTGATAATAAACACTTAGGCTTCTTTCACGAACAGGAATAATCTCATCATAATTACTTCTATTGTAATTAAGTTCAATTTCCCAATCCATACCCGCAGATTTAATATCATGCTTTATTCTAAGTGACGGGTCGTTTGGGTGTCTTAGTTCATCAGCAGGAATAACTTCCATTGTGACTTCACTCCAATTTTGCCCAATCTCTTTTTCTAGTTCTTTTGTTATTTTGTTAAATAGTGAAAGTTTCATTTCACCCTCCATTTCTTTTTTTTGTTTTTGTTAGTGATACTCATTTAAGTATCTATCTGCACACCAGCGCACAAAGTGCTTCCCAACTAAATGGTTAAGATGTGCAGTTAGATAATTACCTGTATTCGTTAATCTCTTTGACTTCAACTTTTGTGTGGTCTTGAGAATATCTTGTGATTGTAATCTCGCCTAAGATGAAGCAGTCGTTTGTGCTTCCCTCGTTATCCCAAAATCTATCACGCTCAACAGTAAATGTTCTTGTTTGACCAACCTTTACTAAAGGTACGTTGCAGTTTTGGTTGCAAGTTAAATCTCTAACGCTGTGCAAGAATCTTGCAATGTCGTCAAGAGTGATTTCATCACCATTGTAGAATTTGTCAATCTCTTGACCGAATCCTTTTGGTTGAAACCAGTTGCTAAAGCAACTCCACAAATTATCAAAGTCCATAAATGAAATTGATTCTCTTGTGATTTTTTTTCCGAATGTTTTTGTAGTCATTGTTTACCCCTTTCAAGAGTATTTTGTTTTTTGTTTTGTTGATACCTAAGTATCTATCTACCCACACTTGCGTATGGGCAGTTAGATAATTAGTTAGTGCGAACTCTACGAACGTTTCTAACTTGATTAGCTATTTCCTCAACTTCTTTGCGGTCAACTGTTGACGCAAAGTTGTATTCAGGATTGACAAGAACGTCAAGCACTTTAGCAACCATGTCTAGCGCTTGACCCTCGCTCATTTGAAATGAGAAATAGTTTTTGTCAGTTTCCCATTTGTTTTCACCCTCGTATCCATATATGCCTACGAAGTTGTTGCCCTCGTCACTAGCATTTTCTACTGTTAGTGTTGAGCGAAATACACCAGCATTTGGATTACCATTTGCTGAGCTTCTTACTTTGTTTGACTCGCCATTGCTTGACCAAGTCTCGTAGTAGTTTCCGTCTACTTCTACGCTGTTATATACTTCCATTTTTTTTCCCCTTTCATAAGGATTGTTTTTTGTTAGTGGAACTGATTGTTCCATAAGGCGCTCAATAAATGAACGCCCTAGCAAGAATCAGTATGTTTGTTTGTTATTAGTTTTGCGTCTTAGTGTATAACTTGCTGTATAAGATTGTTTGCGAAGTGGAAATGCAAAAGTTCTTGTGGTAGCGATTGATGAAACTTTTAGTAAATTGTTTATCACTAAGTGTTGGTTGTAAAGAGCAACCTGCCGTCACGGGCAACCTCGTCCATTCTCAATATTTTCTTCACTCGTTTTGGTCGTACTAAACGAGCACCGTGTTTGCGCAATTTCGTAGACAGCGAAAAATCACTGGTAGCGCAAGCTGGTTGGACGGCTTTCACAGGGAAGCGTACTGGGATTTTGACTGCGCAGGGGAACGACCCCGCCCGACAGTTTGCCCCTCAGCAGAGTGCCTCCAAAATTTGTGTGTTTCTGTATGTCATGAGATGAACTATAATCGTTAATTAATAATTAACAAATAAATAAATATAAATAATTCAGCGTTAATAAAGTAATAACCTTTTAAAACTTGCGCATATATGATTGCTAGTGGGCGTTTAGGAGCGTTTTAAGGGTTTCTATATTGTTTATCGCATAATTGCGCCTAAAGAGTATATAATAAAAAAAATAAAAAAAAGTTTGGAAAATATGTCAAATCAAGTCGAAAAAGAGTCCATAAGATACAAATTTGAGGACGAGCAAATATGGGCTAGATTATCGCAGGCCATATCTGTTGGCGCTTATATTGAGGACGCTTGTGTATTTGCAGGAATAAGTTCTCGGCAATATAGACGTTGGCGTCAATTAGCAGAGCAGGGAGTTGAGCCTTACGCTTCCCGCTGGAGTGAAATACAAAAGAGTGAAGCTCAAGCAGTTGTTAGGAATTTATTTAATATCCAAAACGCAGCAAACTCTGGAACGTGGCAGGCGTCTGCTTGGATACTTGAGAGAAAATATCCAGAAAAATTTGCAAATAAAAACTTTGTTGAAGTTAGTAAGGGTAAAGAATTTGATGTTGAACTTTATTGGAGTGACGGAAATGTATTTGATGAAATGTCCGAAATGTCCGACATAAAAAAAGAGGAGGAATAATTGGACATATTTATAATGACTTATATTTGGCTTATTGTTTTTGTCATTGGTTGGTCTTTACTTTATAACGGAAAGAAATAATTATGTGGTTTGATGAAGTAATATTAGATGATTTAGATGAGGAGTTGGACTGTGTCCATATTTAATGAGGATTATGAAGCGTATATCAATGCAGAGTTTGTTGACATGGTCACGCAAGAAACTTGGAGTTTTCCAACGCCGTATTGGGAAGTTGATGAATCTGAGGACTTTTTTCCTGCTCCTATGCAGTCTAACTTTTTTATAGTTTTTCCAGCAGTCATTGAAGCGATTGATGACTTTATTGATAGACTAAAAAGAAACGGGGACAATGGAAACGAGTTTAGTTGATAGCACTTCTGCTATTCCTTTTAAAGTAAAATTACCAAAACTTCATAGCGGTCAAATAGATGTTGCTAAATCAAATGCACGTTTTAAAGTTCTTGTAGCTGGTAGGCGCTGGGGTAAAACAAGATTAGGTGTATGGCTCTGTATAGCAAAAGCAATGCAGGGTAAAAAAACTTGGTGGGTAGCTCCAACATATTCTATGGCTAATGAGGGTTGGAAAGAAATACGCAGACTTGGTATTGATTATGGTGTTGTTGTTAAAGAGGGTGAGAAAACAATTTATACACCAACGGGTGGTTATGTGACTGTAAGAACAGCAGATAATCCAGACAGGTTGCGTGGTGCTGGTCTTGATTTTATTGTTCTTGATGAGTGTGCATATATTAAAGAGGAAACTTGGAAAGAAGTTTTAAGACCTACACTTACCGAACGTCAAGGCGGTGCTTTGTTTATCTCTACACCAAGAGGATATAATTGGTTTTCCAGAATATTTGATGAAGCAGAAAATCAAGAGGATTGGGAACGTTGGCAAAAACCAACCAATACAAATCCTTTAGTACCTTTAGCTGAACTTGATATAGCAAAAAAAGAAATAGGAAGTTTTTTATATAGTCAAGAATATGAAGCACAGTTTATAGAGCAAACAGGTGGTCTTTTTAAGCCAGAGTGGTTTAAGTATTATAAGAAAAATGTTTATCAAGATTACAACGAAAAAGGATATCTTGAAACAAAAGTAATGTATTTATTTGATAATAAGCAAGTAAATCATAATGACCTGAGAATAATTACAACAGTTGACTTAGCAACTTCTACAAAAGAATCTGCTGACTTTACTGTTGTTTGTACTTTGGGTATTGATAAAAATCAAAATGTATTCGTATTAGATTTAATAAGACGAAAAATGGAAGCGCCTGATGTTTTAAAATTGCTTGAAGCTGTGTATGAAAAATGGTTGCCTAGTGTAATTGGAGTTGAATCTGCTGGGTATCAACTTGCATTAATTCAAATGGCTAAAAGGCAAACTTCATTACCTATTGTTAAATTAAAAGCAGATAGAGATAAATTTAGCAGGGCGTTGCCTTTGTCAGCAAAAATGGAATCTGGAATAGTCTATTACCCTAATGATTCTGTGTGGTATAGTGATTTAGAAAAAGAGATGTTGCAATTTCCAGCTGGTGAGCATGACGACCAAGTTGACGCTCTTGCTTATGGTATTTTACAAACATCAACACGAGATAAATTTAGAGCATATTGAGGAGTTTAGTTGTCGGAGCGTAGAACACTTTACGATATTTTGGGTATCAATAGGAATACACAATACAAAAGAAACACGGGTAATTCATTTATAAGAAGCGAACAGTCATTTAATAATGCAACTTTTATACAGGGCTACGATACTTCTGCGGGCGATTGGGATTTAAAAAATCTAGGCAATGGCGAAAGCAACTCTGCTGTGACTTCTTGTTTGCAAGTTCTTGGTATTTCTTTTTCTGAAGCTGTATTAGAAGTATGCACAAAAGATGATAAAGGGGATAAAATGACTGTTCCTAATCACCCTTTGACTTTACTTATGCGTAGACCTAATCCGTATATGAGCGGTGACGTAATTCAAAACTATATTATCAATGCAATGCACGTTCACGGCAACGCATATCTTTTAAAACAAAAAAATGAAGCAGGTGAACTTGTTTCGTTGTATCCGCTCATGCCTAGCATGGTGACACCAAAGGGAAGTGAAACTGAACTTATAACTCATTTTGAATATGAAACTGAACAAGAAACTTTTAAAATTGATAATAAGGAAATAGTTCATTTTAAATTAGGGCTTGACCCAAATAATCATAAGCAGGGATATAGTCCATTAAAAACTGTTCTCAGGGAAATATTTGGTGATGAATCTGCTGGTCAAATGGCTACTGCTCTTTTAAGTAATATGGGTGTTCCGTCTGTAATGATTACACCTAAAGATGATTTTGGATTGAGTGAGGAAGAAGCAAAGCAAATCCAAATGACATATCAACAAAAAGTATCTGGACGTAATAAAGGTAAGCCACTTGTTATAAGTGGTCAAATGCAAGTTGAAAGATTATCTTTTAGTCCAAAAGATTTAGATATAGGATTATTAAGACGAGTTCCAGAGGAAAGAATTTCTGCTGTTCTTGGTGTTCCTGCAATATTAGCTGGTCTAGGAGCAGGTCTTGAAAATGCAACATACTCAAACGCAAGAGAGCTTAGAGAATTTTTTACAGAAAATAAATTAATACCACTTTGGAAAATGGTTGCTGAGGAAATAACCCAGCAAGTATTGTTGCCTGAATACGATACTTCAAACGTCACTTATGCTGAATATAATTTTTCTGAAGTAAGAGCTTTACAAACTGACCATAATGATTTGTTTACTCGTATGAACGTTGGCGTTCAGGGTGGTTGGGTCACAGTTGGCGAAGCAAGAAGTGCAGTAGGATTACCAACTGATGAATCTCAAAATTATTATTTACAACCAATGAACGTTGTTAAAGAAAATCAAGACGCAACTGAACAAGATGAAGTTGAGGAAGTTGTTGAGGAGGAAACTCCTGCCGAAGTTGTTGAGAGTGAGGACGATATTGAAAATAGTTCTTACAGTTCAAAAGTTATAAAAAAGATTGAAAATCAATTTTGTGTCATAGCAGAGGATAGCGGAAAGAATATGGGTTGCTATCCAACAAGAGCTTTGGCTCAAAGACGTTTAGAACAAATTAGTAGGTATAGCGATAATCCAAAAGCAAGAGTAGGTAAAGATACTTTTACAACTTTAGAGGAAGCACAAAAAAGAGCAGAGGAAATAGGTTGTAATGGTACGCACACCCATAAAGACGATAACGGGGATATGGTGTATATGCCCTGCGCTACTCATAATGAATATGAGCAAAGAATAGAAAATGGTTAGCGCTAGGGTAAAAAAAGCATTACAAAAAAAGGTTGATGACCATAATAAAAAGTATGGTGATGACCCAAGAAAAAAAGCAACACTTCGTATGCTTATTGCTGTTTTTAAACGTGGTGTAGGAGCATACAATACAAATCCACCTAGCCGTTCTGCTCGTCCTACTGTGACTGGTGCAGACCAATGGGCGTATGCTAGGGTCAATAGTTTTTTGTATTGTTTAAGAACTTTAAAATTTAGGGGAGGAAAATTTGATACAGATTTACTTCCAAGCGCACACCCGTTGTCAAGTAAAAGTGCTGAACAAAAAGGTAAATATGATGACTTAGATTTTACTATTCCAAAAGGAGCAAAGGAGGAAGCAAGGCGTGGTCTTGATTGGGTAAAAGAATTTAGACGTGGAGGAACTTCTGTTGGGCGTGGCTCTGCAAGATATATTCTAAGTAATCAAACTGCTGGTGCAGAAAAAGTAAGACACATTGCAAAGTATTTTCCAAGACACGAAGTTGATAAACAAGCTGAGGGTTGGCGACCTGGAGAAAAAGGTTATCCAAGTAATGGTCGTATTGCTTGGGCGCTTTGGGGTGGTGAAGCTGGTAAGTCATGGTCACAAAAATTAGTAAGGGCAATGAACAAAAGAGATAAAGAGGAAAAATTTAATTCTGCACAAGAACTTATAGCAAGACGTGATGAGCTGCGGAAACATGATTGGGACTATCGCACAAATAGATTTAGAACAAAAGAAGCAAAAGATTTTTTATGGAAGCAATATGATGAGCAACTTGGTAATTGGGATTTCGTTTTGGCTTCTGAGTATTTTAAATTATTAAAAGGTCAAGTAAGACTTATAAATAAATATATTGCAGAGATTGGAAGTGAAACTGCAGGCGTTGAATCGATTATAGGAGCAGCGCTTGATAGAGAAGTTGATGAAAAATGGTATAAGACTTTAGAGCCAATATATTTTTCTATGGTATTTGACTTTACTTATGCGCAAGTTGAAACAATGTTGCCTAGTGATTTTAAAGATAATTCTACTTTTAGTCCTGCTGAACAAGAAGCTATACAAAGAGCAAGACGTAGAAAACCAAGACAAGAAATAATTACTGAGGGTTTTCACCCCCGTAGGCGTGGTGGTGTTTCAATTCCTATTGATAGAACTGCATATAATCCAAAGGCGTCAAAGTTTGTAGCTGATAGGTTAGATACATACATGCCTGAAATGAGTAAGACTATGAAAAAAAATCTCAATACAGCTTTGCGTAAAGCATTTGACGAAGCAAATGTTCTTGGGTTGACTGGTGCGAAACGTGAGGAGTATATTGCTAAAGGTATAAGTAAAGCGCTTGGTAAAAAGAATTTAGATAGAGCATTATTGATTGCAAGAACTGAGGGCTTGGCTTTGTCACAAGAGGGACAACTTTTAGGAATACAAGCATTGAATATTGTTGTGACAAAAGAGTGGTTAACTCAAAGGGACGGCAGAGTTCGTGACGCACATATTGCTGTTGATAAACAAGAAGTAGGGGAAAATGAAAATTTTAATGTTTCGGGGTATGCAATGAAATATCCAGGAGATAGTAGCAATGGAGCGCCCGCAGGTCTAATATGTAATTGTAGGTGTAGTGTTATATACCACGAAAAGAAAGTGTAAGGATATATGGATAAATTATTTAAAACTGTAAGCATGAAAGCAGTTGATGAAGTAGAGGGAAAAGTCGAAGCAGTCTTTTCAAATTTTAATGAAGTTGATAGTGACGGTGACGTTGTTTTACCTAATGCAATCAAGTCGGGTTATGGTGACAGAGGTGTTGCAATGGTTTGGGCGCATGATTGGAAACGTGTCATTGGTCGTGGTGAAATTGTTGATGACGGAACAAAAGCAATATTCAAAGGTCAATTTATTATGGATACCCAAGAGGGTAAAGACGCATACAATACTGTAAAAGCAATGGGCGATTTGCAACAATGGTCTTTTGGCTATGAAGTTCTTGATAGCGAAAAAGGTATGTTTAAAAAAGATAGTGATACTGAAATAGAAGTTCGTTATCTTAATGATGTTAAAGTTTGGGAAGTTTCCCCCGTGCTTGTTGGCGCCAATCAAAACACTTACACTATGGCGGTCAAACAAGATAAACCAAAAGGAAAAAAGTTTAGCGAGGAAGTTGAGGACGTACTTACTACGTTGACTTCATTAGTTAAAAGAGCAAGGGAGCTTACTGCCCTTAGACTAAGTAAAGAAAAAACATTATCAGAGGAATCCACTTTGTTAATTTCTGATTTGCAAGACGCTTTGCAGGAAGCACATCAAGATATTGATACATTGCTTTCAGTAGCAGCGCCTGAAGAAGCAGAAGTTGAAACTATTGAGGACGACACTGAATTGTTATTAGAAACAGAGCGGGTCTTAATGGAAACATTTGACCCAGAATTGTAGGAGATTATGAGCAAATTAATAGAACTCAAAAAGGAACTACAAGAGCTTAGAGAAAATACTCTTAATGAATTTAAGGATATGGATTCTACTGGCTTTGATTCTGACGCAAAAGAAAATTGGTCAAAAAGAAATGAGCGTATGGCGGAATTGGTTGAAACAATCAAAGAAGCAACTCAAATCGAAAATGAAAAAAAAGAAATGGAAGCTGGTATAGAAGCTGGAAAAGTTGTAGAGCCAAAAGCAATACATAATCCAAAATCTGAAGCTCCAGAGTATAAGTCATTAGGTCAATTATTCATGGAATCCGATTCTTATAAAGCGTATAAAGAAACAGGTCAAAAGAATATTAAATCTGAACTCAAGTATGACCCTAGAGTTGAATTAAAAACTACTGTGACTGAATCTAACTTCCCGCCAAGCGTAGTTAGAAGTCCAAGAATCCAAGAGTCTGCACAGTTAGACCCATTTGTAATTCCAGCTTTGATAGATACAATCACTACTGACCAATATCAGTATAAGTATCTTGAGGAAACTACATATACTAACAACGCAGCTCCAACCGCAGAAGGAAACGCACTCGGTGAAAACGCATTAGCTTTCACTGAAAGAACAGAGGAAATCAGAAAAATTGGAGCATTTATTCCAATGACTGAGGAACTTCTTGCTGACGTTTCAGCAGCGCAGGGCTACATTGACAGTAGATTAAGATTTATGGTTAGACAAACCATATCAGACCAAATACTAGGTGGCTCAGGTTCAGGAGTGAACTTGACTGGTATTTTGAATAAATCAGGTATCAACTCCTTTAACTTTTCATCATTCTCAGGAAACTTGAAAAGAATAGGACAAATTTTTGAAGCCATTACGGAAATTCAAAAAGACGCATTTATGCAACCTGACGCAATCATTATGCACCCTAGCGACTGGTATCAAGTAGTGACAGAAGTCAACGCTGTGACAACAAGTGGTTCATTGAATCCATTGTTTGTTGGAGCTGGTGGCTTTGGAAACGCAGTATCCCCAACACTATGGGGACTTCCTGTTGTTCCGTCAACTGAACTATCTGCTGGTACTTGCCTCGTTGGTGTTTTTGGTGGCGGTCAAGCTATCCACATTGTCGCAAGACAAGGTATGGAAGTAGCTATGTCTGATTCTCACGATGAAAACTTCGTGAAAGATATCGTTGTTATGAAAGCAACTGTTCGTATGGGATTACCTATATACAGAGCAACTGCTTTTGCAAAAATTACAAACTTCTAAGGAAACTTAGATTAAGTATGACTTTGATAACTCGCTCTAGCTTTAACGGGCAGGGCGAGTTAAAGTCAGGAAAGAAAATTATGAAATTAAAAAAAGATGTTTATGTAAATGATGAGGGTAAAATTGCTGAAGCTCCACATGGCGAACTACCAAAGGGTTGGAAAAAAGGCAAACTACTTGGAGCAGCTGGGCAAGAAGTATCTGACCTAACTGCAAAAGAGTGGGGACTCTCTAAAGCTAAAGCACCTGCTGAAAACAAAGGCAAGTAATTAATCATGGCTATCGTAAATGGCTACTGCACGTTAGCTGAATTAAAAACATATTTAGGGTTGAGCGGTAGCGGTCAAGATGACAATTTAGAAAATGCTATTGAGGGCGCAAGCCGTGAAATAGACCAATACACAGGACGTATATTTTATCAAACTGATAGTCAAGATAATTTTTATACGCCAAACAATTTCTTTATACAAGAAGTTGATGACATTTCCTCTGCTAGTGGTCTTGTTGTTAAATTAGATACAACAGATGACGGAACGCATGATACAACTCTTGTTAAAGATACTGACTTTGCATTGTTGCCTGTAAATGTTTCTAACGCACTTGACCAATATCAACCTTATACACATATTAAAATTTTAGATAATCGTTCAAGTGAACGTTTTGACCCCGATATATTTAACAACATAAAAGTCACGGCTCAGTTCGGTTTTAGTTCTGTTCCTGACGCAATAAAACAAGCAACGTTTTTACAAGCAACTAGATTATTTAAACGTAAAGATAGTCCGTTCAGCGTTTATGGTAATCCTGAAACAGGCACTAGCGAACTGTTTAATAAGTTTGACCCTGACGCATTAAAACTTATAAAAGGTTATTCAAAAAGAAAATTGTGAGCAGTCAAGAAACAAGTTTTAAATTACTTGGCGCAAATCAACTTCGTAAAAGATTAGATTTAGCAAACCTTACGTTAAAACCATTAAGAACTTATTACAACGCAACGGGTCATGTAGTTGTTAAACAAGCAAAAAAAGAAGCTCCAAAAGATACAGGAAAAATAAGAGCAGGTATTGAGTTTAAATCTTTAGGAACAAGAGGTCGTATTCCTGCTGGTGTTAAAGTTAAATCTACTGCACCTTATAGTTCTTACGTTCATGGCTTTATGCACAAACCATTTAGACAATCAAAACCATTTAATAGAACTAAACCTCACTGGCCACCTATCTCTGCAATCTCAGGTTGGGCGCAACGTAAAGGAATAAATCCATATTTAGTTGCAAGAGCTATTGCAAAAAAAGGTACGCCAATAATTCCTTATCTTAAAATGGGTTATAATAACACCAGACAGCAAAGACGTTTATTGTTAGCAGTTGCGCACAAAGATATAGAACGTCAATGGAATAAAAGTAGAAAGAGATTAACTAAGTAATGGCTAGTTTGACAAGCATAAGAAATGCAATAAGAACTAATTTAGCAAATATAACTTCTTTAACAGTATTTGGATTTGTGCCTGATAGTATTGAGCCTCCTACGGCTATTGTTGGTGTTGTCGAATCTGTTAATTATGATTTAACTGAATCTAGGGGAGCTGACCGATATGAAATACCTGTATTCCTATATGTGTCAAGAGTTGACGCACAGGATAGTCAAGAAACACTTGACGGGTTTTTGGCTAGCTCTGGAAGTAGTTCTGTTAAAACACAAATTGAGAGTGATATAACGTTGGGCGGTGTCGCTCAATCTGTTAGAGTAGTAGAAGCAGATAATTACGGAGTTTACACGATAAACAACATTGATTATCTTGGAGTAGAATTTACAGTTGAGGTGATAGCGTAAATGAGTTATATAGCAAGAGTTAGTTTCATGACGAAAGATAAATCTTTTGAAGTTGGCGATATAGTTTTAGATAGTGATATTCCCAAAAAGAGCAAGAAATGGGTAATCGAACAGAGTATAGTAGTTAAAGCAGACAGTAAAGAAGCTAAGGAAATTTTTAAAGGTGAGGAAGAATAATGGGTAGCGGATACGGATACGGAAAAAAACCAAAAAGAAGCGGAAGCAGACGCAGACGCAGAGGTAAAAAATAATGGCTTTTAAACATGGAAAAGATACAAAGGTATTTGTTAACAGTTCTAATTACAGTTCTTATTTTAATCAAGCTGACGCAAATAGAACTAGCGATATAGCTGAATCTACTGCATTTGGAAGTTCATCAAAAACTTATATAGCAGGTGAAAAAGACGGAACTGTTTCTCTTACAGGATTTTTTGACGCTACTGCTGACGCTGTGCTTCAACCATTACTTGGCGGTAATGAATTAGATTTAGTAGTTGGTATAGACGGATTAGACACAGGCGATTACGCAACGTTCTTAAAAGGTAATATAAATAATTATGGAGTATCTAGTCCTGTTGGGGATATAGTTGCTACTTCTATTGATGTTCAATCCAATGAGGGTATGTGGAACGGGGAAGTCTTAGTTGCTTCTGCGTTTACAACCACAGGCGCACAGGGTAGCGCAAATGATAATGCAAGTTCTACAAGCAATGGAGCTGGTGCTTTTGTTATAGTCACAAGCGTTAGTGGAACTAGCCCTACTGGTGATATAAAAATTCAGCACAGCGCTGATAATGTCACTTATGCAGATTTAATAACTTTCACTCAAGCAACTGCGGCGACCAGCGAGGTCAAGTTTGTTGCAGAGGGAACAACAATAAACAGGTATATTAGAGTACATAATACGATAGGTGGTAGTTCAACTCCGACAATAAATGCTATTGTAGGATTTGGAAGAAATAATTAAGGAGAAAAATTATGGCATTTGTTCACGGAAAAAATTCAGTATTCAAACTTGATAACGCTTCAGGGTCGTTAACTGATATTTCTAGTTATGTAAACAATGTTGATTTTCCAGAAACAGCAGACGTTGCCGAAACTTCTACATTAGGAGCTAGCAACAAGACATATATTGTAGGATTAAAAGATTCTACTCTAGGCTTGACTGGTTTGTGGGACGCAACTGCGGACGCTATTTTTGGTGCTGTGGTCGGTCAAAGTGCAACTCTATCTTTTGAATATTCCCCAGAGGGAACTTCAAGCGGTAAGGTAAAATACACTGGCGAAGCAATCTTAACAAACTATTCTATTTCAAGTCCTGTTGGTGATGTTGTTGGATATTCAGCAGATTTACAAGTTAGTGGAGCAGTCACTCGCGGAACTCATTAGTAAATATTAAAAGGAGGTTTATATGAAAAGACTTAATGTTAATGATATTCAGGATTTGCCTGATGTTCCAACCAAAGAAATTGAGTTAAAAGACTGGAACGTTTCTATTCTTATTAAGGGTATAACCAAAGCAATGCAAATTGAGTTGGGAGCTATGCTTGATAAAAAAGACGTTTCAGCTTTTGATTACCAAAAAGAACTTTTGAAGCATTGTGTTGTTGAGCCTGTTCTTACTGATAAGGATATTGATAACCTATATGAAAAAAACGCAAATACAGTTGATTTAATATTTGCGGAAATAAATTCTTTGAACGGAATTGGAGGCTCTGCTTCGGCAGACGAATTTCCAGAATAATCCAGATTTAAGATTTCAATTTCAACTCGCTAAAGACTTAGGTATGACTGTGACTGAGTTGCGTAGTAAAATGCCCTTAAAAGAATATAACCAATGGATTGGGTTGTATACTATGGAAAACGAGGAAAGAAATAAGCAAATAGCTATGGCGGAAGCACAAAGGAATAAACGTGGGTAAGAACGCAGATATTGCAATTAATATAATTACTAAAGGTGTAAGCCGTGCAAAAAATTCTTTAAATGGTCTAAACGAAAAAGTAAAAGGATTATCAGGTTTTGCTAAAACAGCAGCGGTTGCTGTTGGTGTTGCTCTTGCTCAAGCCATAAGAGGTGCGGTCAAAGGTTTCATGGACTTTGATGACGCAATGACACAGTCCTTAGCAATCATGCAAACTACTGTTCAACAACAAGAACAGATGAAAAGAGCAGCGCGAGATGTTGCAACAGAATTTAGAGTTTCAAACAAAGACGCAGCGGAATCGTTTTTCTTTTTAGCTTCTGCTGGATTAGACGCAGAGCAATCGGTAGCAGCTTTACCTCAAGTCACTAAGTTCGCCCAAGCAGGAATGTTCGACATGGCAACTGCAACTGACTTAGCAACTGACGCCCAATCTGCATTAGGTCTTACTGTTAAAGACGCGCAACAAAACTTAGAAAATCTAACCCGTGTGACTGACGTTCTTGTAAAAGCAAACCAATTAGCCAACGCTTCTGTTCAACAATTCTCTGAAGCATTAACGACAAAATCTGGAGCAGCGTTAAAGGTTGTAAATAAAGATATTGAGGAAGGTGTTGCTGTCTTAGCAGCGTTTGCCGATAGAGGTGTTAAAGGTGCTGAGGCTGGTGATAAGTTAAATCAAGTATTAAGAGATATTCCAAGAGCTACCGCAAAGAACGGGGAGGAATTTAAAAAACTTGGATTAGAAATGTTTGACGCTGAGGGCAATATGAAAAATGTTGCTGACATAATTGAAAACTTAGATGAAGTTTTGAAACCAATGTCTGATGAACTCAAAGCAAGTACGCTTGACCAACTTGGTTTAAATCGTGGTGTAGCTGACGCTGTAAAAATATTGAGTGGAGCTGGTGACCAGATTAGAGAATATGAAAAAGCACTTAGGAGTTCGGGTGGTGCTACTGAGGAAGTTGCTGAAAATCAAATGGATTCTTTACGGGCGCAAACTGAGATTATGGGAAGTAAGTTTTCTGAACTTGGTTTAATAATTATGGATAAAGTTGCACCTGCACTTGAGGGAACTGTTGGTTTAATAAACACATTGCTTGACGGATTAATTGATACAAGTGAAGAAGTTGAAGCAAGCGCAATTTTGTATGATGAACTTGCTAAGAAATATGGTATTACAACAACAGCAGTTCACTCTCAAAATGACGCATTGAACGACCAACTTATTGCAGAAAAAGAAGCAAGAGATGAAACAAAACGTCTTGTAGATATGTACGCAGAATATACAGACGGCATTTTATTTGCTGAAGCTGTGCAACGTGATATGCAAAATAATTTACATGAGCTTGATAGAGAAACTGCAAACTATACAAAAACAGTTGAGGATTCTACTGAAGTTGTAAATGAAAACGCAGAAGCAGAGGAAAAAGCAGCGAAAGCAAAAAGAGATATTGCATTACCAACTCTTAATCGTGTTATTGACGCAATGGAAAATCTTAATGACATTTATGAGGAGCAAGAGGATTTATTAGCAAAGCAAGAAAAAGCAAGTGAAAAAGTTGCGAAGTCACAAAATAGAGAAAAAGCATTAACAAGTCAAAGAGATTTTGCTTTACAGAAACTTATTGAAGCACAAGAGCAATCTAAAAAAGTCACAATAGAGGAAGAACTTGCAATTATCAAAGCTAACCAAAGGTTGCAAGAAGCTAAAGATAATTTAGACGGAACAAGACAAAAACAAATTGAATATGAGATAGCGCAGAAAAAAGTTAATGAAGCTATTGAAAAATCTACCTCTGCAACTAGAGAAGAAATAGAAGCAAAAAATGATTATCAAAGAGCCTTAGATGATTTAGAAAGACAACAGCAAAAAACTGAGGAATTACAAAGGGCTTTGACTGAAGCTCAAAAAGAATATAATGACGCTACTGCTGAAACTCCTCTTAACTTAATGAAAATAGCTAACGCTAAAAAAGAATTAGATGACGCATTACAAAAACAATTAGAGCTTGGAACTTTTAATGAAGCACTAAATCAAATGGTAGATATGGGATTAGGAAGTTTTATGGAACTACGGCAGGGATATTTTGATATGATTTTTGCAATGAAAAATGGTGTAGCCCCTAGCACTTCTAGTACGACTTCATCTAGTAGTGGGGATAAATTTGATACTGAGGGAAACATTGTTCCTGAAAATGAGTTTCCTGCTCCACCTGTTAGTGATTTTGATGTAAGAAATAGAACACATGTTCCGCAGGGAAATAAAACTACAATTAATTTGAATATGCAGGGTATTGCATTAACGCAAATGGAAGTCACGGAATCTGTTGCTGAGGTTATAAGGCGTGCAAGAAACGAAGGATTGGACGTAGGGTAAATGACTGTTGCGTTCGATAGCAATGTTGACTTAACAGTTGAAATAGGATTTGATTCTGAGCCTTTTGATAATTCACAAAGTTTTACTGACATTAGTCAATATGTAAGAAGCATAAATATATCAAGAGGTAGGTCTAATGAACTTGGACAATTTACAGCAGGTAGTTGTGAACTTATGCTTAGTAATGCAGATAATAGATTTAATCCAACGCAAACTACACATTATTACGATAGTGCAAATGGTAGGACAAAAATACAACCATTAAAAGTTGTTAAGGTCACAGCTACTTATGATTCTAGTGATTACTGTTTGTATTACGGACACCTTGACCAAATCCCTGTTATGTATCCAGCTCGTGGTGCAGATAGTGTTGTAAGGTTTATGGCTATTGACGCATTTAAAATTTTTCAAGCACAGACTATTCAGTCAGTTGGTTGGCGTATAGGCAACGCAGGTTTTTCTGAGCTTGGTGTTTCTACCCGTATGGGCTATGACGATTCTGTTGAGCTTACTTCTGTTAGGCTTACAAGACTTTTAAATTCTATTGGGTATCCTGCTTCTCTTAGAGATGTAAACACAGGAACTTTAAATATACAACAACAAGCAGTCACAACTAATTTATTGACTGCAATGAGAGAGTGTGAAACAGCAGAAAATGCACAATTCTTTATTGCTTCTGACGGCAAAGCTACATTTAGAAACAGGAATTATAAACTTGCAAATACAAAAGCAGTCAACGTTCAGGCCACCTTTGACAATAGCGGTAGTAATTTGCCTTATCAAGATGTCGTGACCTCTTTTGATATTGATGAAGTTGCAAATGTATACACTTGGAATAGGGACGGAGGCTCGGTGCAATACGCAGCTGACGCAGATAGCGTTCAACGTTATACAGCAAAGACTTCATCTGTGACTACTAAAAATACAAGTGACGCAAATGTTTTATCAATAATACAGCAAAAGTTAGGTGAAACATCTTTGCCTATTGAACGTATTGATTCTTTGACTATTAATCCTCGTGATAATACAGCTTTATGGGAAAAAGTTCTTGGGTTAGAGTTTGGTGATAGAGTAAAAGTAAATATTACAAATCCAAATGCAAGTACCTTTTCTGATGAAGTTTGGATACAAAGTATTAAACACAGTATTAATTCAGCAACTCAAACTTGGAATTATACATTAACCCTTAGTCCTGCTGGGTCGTCTATGTGGGTCTTGGGTCAAGCAAAACTTGGGGAGGGAACTAGATTTGCATACTTATAATGCTAATATAAGAAAGATACAAGAGGAGTTTTATGCCGTCAGGTTTTAAAGTATGGTCAACTGGAGATTTAATATCTGCTAGTGATTTTAATGATTACATCATGGAGCAAGTCATTATGACTTTTGCAAATGCAACTGCAAGAGATAGCGCAGTATCTAGCCCAGAGGAAGGTATGTTCTGCTTCCTGAAAGATACCAATGTATTGCAATTTTACAATGGAAGCAGTTGGGCTTCTTATATTGATGAGGGTGACATTACAGGGGTCACGATTACAACTTCAGCAACTTCAGGTTTGTCAGGTGGAGCTACTGCTAGCTCTGGAGCGTTTTCAAGCACATTAGTTATAGCACCGAATAGTGCAACAACAGCAACTCCTGTGACAGCAGACATTGTAAATTTTGGTGACGCTAGTGATAGCAACGCATTAAAAAAAGCAACGTTAAATGATTTACCAATATCAAGTGCTACTCAAACTGCTTTAGACGCAATTACAGCAGGAACAACAGCAATTAGAACTGATATTGCTGTGACTGTTGCTGATAATGGCTCAGGCTCACAAAATGAATTTTTTCTTGAGGGCGCACAAGATATGACACTAAACATTGTGACTGGTTTTAAATATCGTTTTGACCAATCCAATGCTTCAAACTCTGGACATATTTTAAAATTAAGCACAACTAAAGACGGAACTCATAATTCAGGAAGTGCTTACACCGATAATGTCACAACAACAGGAACACCTGGAAATGCAGGAGCTTATACACAAATTGAAGTAAAAGCAGATACACCTGAAAGACTTTATATATATTGCGTTAACCATGCAGGTATGGGTGGCGATACTCAACTTACTGCTGGTGGCTTCTCTGTTGACGGAGGCGATATAAAAGGTACTACTGATATGAACGATAACGAATTACAAAAAGTAGTATTTACAGATTACGCAGAAAAAGATGTTGCAATATCTTATGGAACAGATTTAGCTATTGATTTAGCAAACGGAAATACAGGGTCGGTCACTTTGACTGGTAATGTATCGGGTGGTATTGATTTTACAAACGTTCCAACGAACGGCACTTCTACTTTTACTTTGAAAATTACACAAGACGGAACAGGGTCAAGAACTCTTGACATAGATGAAATAACTGTAAACGGAGGAAGTCATGTCACAGGTCTAACACCGGGAAATGCTGGAGTGACTTTGACCACCGCTGCAAACTCAGTTGACTTAGTGACCTTTTTATTTTTTGACGCAGGAACACCATTAATTAACGCATTACTAGATTTTAAAAACAGTTAGGAGTTTTAATGCCTTTAGGAGCAGGACGATTCGGTATGTTAGGTGGCGGAGCATTTAGTCCTGTTGTTGCTTCGGGCGGAACTACAAATACTTATACTGACGGAGGAGTTGAATACAAATCACACACGTTCACAGGTGGCGGAACTTTTTCTGTGACTGATGTTGGAAGTGAGGGTGAAGTTCAATTCATGGCTCTTGCAGGCGGTGCTTCTGGAGGTGGAGGTGGCGCTCCAGGGTCAGACGGAGGCGGTGGCGGTGGTGCTGGTGGTATGCTAGTTGAAACGCTTACCTTATCTGCAACTGGAAGCTACTCAATCGCTGTTGGTGGTGGTGGTGCAAGAACTCGTTGGCGTTCTGATTATGGGTCTGACGGAAGTGACAGCACTATATCTAATCCAAGTTCAACTGTTATAGCTAGGGCGTATGGCGGTGGTGGTGGAGGAAACTATCACGGAAGCGGACGTTCGGGTGGTAATGGCGGAGGCGGAAGTCGAAGCGGGTCAAATGGTGGCTCAAGACAAAATGATACAACAAATTTTCCTAGCTCTGTTCAGGGCAATGCTGGTAATAAAGGTACTGGCGGTAATGGTGGTGGCGGTGGTGGTCGTGGCGCTACAAACGGAACTACTAATACAACGGCTACTGGTTATGGTGGCTCATCGGCAAATAATAATTATTCAACAGGCTCCAATATCGCATATTCAGGTGGCGGTGGTGGAGGCGGATATGGAGGCTCAGGCACAGGCGGAGGAGCTGGTGCAGGAGGCGGAGGCTATCATGGTGGCGGTGCGTCAATAGCAAACAGAGGCTCAGGTGGTGGTGGCGGTTGTTGTGGTGCAGATAATTGGGTGACTTCAGGAGGAGGCTCTAGCGGTCTTGTTGTCATTAGATATTTAACAGGAAACTAACGCATGGCTCATTTTGCAGAATTAAATGATGATAATGAAGTTTTAAGAGTTGTTGTAATTAACAATGACGACATTAATGACCCTGACAATGAAAGAGGATTATTAGCCGAGCCTGACGGGTTAACTTTTTTAGCAAGTCTTTATGGTGATGACTTAATCTGGAAGCAAAGTTCAATCAATGAAAACTTTAGAGGCACACATGCTATTGAGGGTGGAACTTACAATGAGGAATATGATATTTTTATTCCGCCTAATATTGAACTTGATGAAAACGGGGATTATATACCGCCTACCGACTAAAATTAGGTAATGAAAAAATTAACTATTGTAGGCAAAGGTACTGCTGGAATTTTAGCAGTCAATCATTTTGCTAACTATACAAATCCTGATGAATTAGAAATAGAGTGTTTTTACGATAGCAATAAACCTGAGCAAACTGTTGGTGAGGGAACTACTGTTGATTTTCCTGAAACATTAAATAAAACTTTAGGATTAGAGTTTCACGATATATTTTCTCAATGTAATGGTAATTTTAAAACAGGTATTCATTATATAGGTTGGGGTAAGCAAGATTACATGCACACGTTCCCAATGCCTAATGTTTCAATACACTTCAACGCTGTTATGTTGCAAAATCTTTTAATGAATAAAAATAAAAAAAGAGTAAAGTTTATTGATAAATCTGTAAAGCATGATGAATTAAATACAGATTATATTCTTGATTGTTCAGGCAAACCTGATGATGATTCTAGTTTTTATGAAGCTAAATATATTCCTGTTAATTCAGCAATGGTATATCAATGCAAATGGGATACTCCTCTTTTTTCACATACACTTTGTATAGCTGGTAAGTATGGTTGGATTTTTGGTATACCTTTGCAAGATAGAATAAGTTTTGGATATTTATTTAATAAAGATATAAATTATAAATCTGAAATAAACGCTGAACTTTTAGCTTTAATTGATTCTTATAAGCAAACTCCAAATGATGAATACTTGTTATTAGAATTTAATAATTATTATCGCAAAGTAAATTTTACAGAAAAAGTTGCATACAACGGCAATGCTAGTTTTTTTCTTGAGCCAATGGAAGCTACAAGCATAGCAACCATAGATGACATTAATAGATTTACTTTTGATATTTTGTTTAATAGAAACGATTTAGATTTTGTAAATTCAAAATATAATAAATGGTTTAAAGAAGTTCAAGATATTATTACTTTGCATTATTTAGCTGGTAGCAAATATAAAACTAAATTTTGGAAACATGCAAAAAATTTAGCAACAGATTGTTATAACGATAAAAGTCAAATGTTAATTGACATTTTAAAAAATAAAAACAACCCATTATTTAATATAAATAATTACGGAACTTGGGGATTAAATAGTTTTAACCAAAATATAGACGGGTTAGGTATAGACATTGAAACTATTTCATAATTACAAAAAAACAAAAATAGGATACACATTTTTAAATGACACAAAAATAAGAGGCATAACTAAACCACCTGAACTTTTAAATAGTCCTAACTTTAACTGCCCTAGTATTACCAGCACAAATAATAGGATATTAGCAATCTACCCAAAGCTGTCCGCAGAATTTGAAATTAAAATTGATGAACACGCACACTTTGATTATGTAATAAATAAAAAGCACCATAAGTCAACACAAAAAATGCATGACTTACTTTTAGATAGTGTTCTTTTAGAGCAAGTAAACGGCAAGTATCATTTTCAACTTGTTGGCGATATTTGTATTGTCACAGACGATAAAGATTTAGAACTTCTTACTGTTGTTGCGCCTGATGTAAATAATAAAGATTGTAATTTTATTAATGGAGCATTTTATCCATACGCTTGGTTAAGACCATTAAATAGTGCATGGGAAGTTAAAGACGGAAGCAAAATAATATTTGATAGGAATACACCTTTTATGTATTTAATATTTAATAAACCTGTTGAAATAAAATATGTTGAAAATGAAAATATAAAAAACTATCAAAAAGAAACTTTTGACATTGTAAATTATGGACTGGGCATAAAAGAATTATTTAAAAACACGTTAAGCCGTAGACCAAAAAAATTGCTATAATTTTGAGCATGAAACTTGACGTTGTAAGAACACAATTTGGTAAAGACGCAACCAATGGTTTGCTGTTTATAGACGGAAAATTTGAGTGTTATACACTTGAGGACGAATATAGAACAGTAAAAGTAATGCATGAAACTTGTATACCAGAGGGAGTTTATCCTATTGAATTTAGAACTGTTGGAGGCTTTGACGCAAAATACACAAAAAGGTATGGTGAGGAATTTCATAAAGGTATGTTATGGATTAGAGGAGTTCCTGAGTTTGAATATATTTTAATTCATACGGGCAACACCGATTCTCATACATCAGGTTGTTTGCTGGTTGGTGAAACTCAACAAGATTTAGACAAAGGTAAAGACGGATTTGTTGGTGGCTCAGGTGACGCATATAAAAAAATGTATCCAAAAGTTAGGGACGCTTTATTAAATGGTGAGCAAGTTGAAATTAAATATTCAAAAATAAATTTAGATTCTAGTGAAACTAAAGTCTATCAAACAAAACCTAATCATATTGAGGAAAAAATTTCTGACATTAGCGGGAAACTGGAAATACTGATAGCTAAAATGGAGGGCAAGAATATAATCTAACGGGGAGTCGCCCTATCAAAATCTCTTGTCCAAAATGCAAAGCAAACTTATTGTATAACTTAAAACAGCAAAACTTTTTTTGTGGAAATAAAAAGTGCAAAGATTACAACCGCCGACAATTTGGTGGTAATATCAAGAAAGAATAAGGAGCATATTATTAAGAAAAATTATTGGTTATTCATTTTAAATAAAGCATTTAGAACAGGTTTGCAATCCGCAATCTCATTATATTTAGCACAGTCCACAGGGATTATAAATGCAGATGTATGGGAATTAATTGGTGTTGCATTTCTTACTAGCGCATTATCAGTAGTACAAAACGGATTGGAGCAATATAAACCTAAAACTACATTTGAGGACTAGATGAAAGCACAAGTAAATCTAGGACAAATTTTGCAGGGTGGTTTAGCAGCTTTAGTCGGTTGGTTGTTTAAAACTGTTAATGACATGCAACAAGAAGTTGCAACTTTAAAAGCGCAAGTAATAGCTTATCAAGATTCTATTGCAGGTTTTAATCAAAATCTAATGGTAATAGAGGAAGTTATTAGGGAAATACTATTCAAGGTTGGTGGCTAATGGACTGCTGTGGTGGTGGTTGCTGTGGCGGTAATTAATGCTTACCAAAATAAAAGATAATCTAGCTTTAATAGTCACGGGCATAACTTTGCTTGGCTCTATTGGAGCTGGGTATAATTCTGTTGTCAATATTGTTAATACTTTAACGGGTATTGATGAACGCATGAACTCTATTGAATATGAGTTTAATGTTTTAAAAGATAGCACTATGGTTTCTAATGACATTGCAATTTTATATGAAAAAATAAATCAGCTTGAGCAAGTTGCATACAACGCAGAATATTTAGAAAATGAATTAACAACTTTAAGAGCAAATTATCAAAATCTTGATAGTGAACTTAGAGATTTAGAGTGGAAGTTTGAGGATTTTCAAGCAAGATATATTTCTGAATTAAATAATCCGCCACAAGATAGTCAAGAATATGAACTTATGAAATGGGAGTGGCAAGATTTATTGAAAAAAGTCACAACTCTAGAAAATAATCAACTTGAAACTTGGGAACTTGATAACTTAAAAGATAGGATTACTTATCTTGAAGCGTATATGCACCAACACTAATTATGTGTTTAGTAAATAAAAATCCTGACGGCTCTTTTGTTCAAATTTGTAATTGTGAATATGGAAGTGAGTTTTGTAATGGCGGATAATGGTTATACCCAAAAAGAAATGTTAGCTTTGTTATTAGAGGGACAAAAAGATTTACACGGCAGGGTTGACGCTTTGCATGAAAAAGTTAACCAAAAAATATCAAGAAGTGAACTTTTAGCATGGACAACTGTTATAGCAGTATTAATTGCAGGATTAAGTCAATACCTTAATTAATTTTCTAACTAAATACACATAGATTTAATATCACTATTATTTGCGTATGAAAAAGAAAGACGTAAAGTCTTTAATAAAAAAACGACAGGACGTAAATCACAATATCGAGCTAGGTAATAATTACTATCCTAGCGGGTGGAAGCCCAATGTAAGTTTTGATAAATCCACAAACAGTGGAGGTATAACTCATGTTCAACCTGCTGACAATAACTTTAAGTATCAACAACTTTTAGCAAGTTGGGGTTTTGACCCTGATGAATTTTATATAGACCAAGATACAATTAAATTTTCTACATGGGATACACAATTAAAAGGTGGAAAAATTGAGCAAATGTATGCGTTCAAAGCAATTATTAAACGTAAGCACCCTGAAAAAGATATTTATTTTGAAGCATTGCAAAAAGAAATAAAAAATAAAAAACCTATAAAAGTAAAACAAACTAAAGGTGATACAGCATATTTTTTCTTTTTAGCAGATTGGCAACTTGGAAAAAAAGACTGGGGTAGTTTGAAAACTGTTGAGCATATTCGTAAGGCAATTAAACAAGCAAAAATAAATATTAAAGAATTAAATAAAACTTGCACAATAGATGAAATATATATTATTGGATTAGGTGACTTGATAGAAAATTGCTATGGGTTTTTTGACCACCAACCATTTAATATTGAACTTAGCAAAACTGAGCAAGAGCATTTAACTAGGGTTATGGTTTTAGAAGTTCTTGACGGCTTGTTGGGTCTTGCGCCAAAAATAATTTTAGGAGGAGTACCAGGAAATCATGGTGAAAATAGAACAAGCAAAGGGCAAGTATCTACTAATAGATTAGATAACAGCGATACTGCTCAACTTCAAATTGTTGGTGAAATAATTAATGGGCGTGAAAGATATAAGCATGTTCAAGTTGTTGTGCCTGACGATTATCATTTGGTTTTAGAAGTTAAAGGTATTCATATAGGTTTTACACACGGACACATGACAAGCGGTGGCGGTGACGCTTGGATTAAAATGGAAAAATTTTGGAAGGGTCAAATGTATGGTTGGCTTCCAATCGGTGGCGCTTCTGTTCTTGTTTCGGGACATTATCATCATTTAAGAGTTGTTGAGCAAAAGGGTCGCACATGGATACAAGCACCCTCACTAGACCAATCTAACGAATTTACAGCAAGAACAGGATACGCAACTACTCAGGGCGTCTTGACTTTTACTGTTGATAAAAACGGGTGGGATAATTTACGAATTTTGTAGCAATATATTAATCATTAATTTATAATTGAGTATGGATATTATAGCCATAGAAAATGACGGGACTAAGGTAAGGTTGGTTTTCCAAAATGGTGAGAATTTTGCATACAAGAATTTTCCCAAAGGTATAATTAGAGTTCTAGGGAACACAGATGATACACTTACTATTGAGCACGTTAATAAGTTGCACTCTTACAACGGAAACGCCAGCAGACTTTAGTCAATTCATATCTTGCCGTAGAGGACAACAGCAAGTCAATGTTGTTCAAGATTGGCGACCCCTTATTGAAAAATATTTTGAGCCACAAGACGTTGATAAAGCTATGCGTATTATATTTTGTGAGAGTTCAGGCAGGTCTAATGCTGTTGGTAAAAATACAAACGGAACTAGGGACGTTGGTCTTTGGCAATTTAATGACGAAACTTGGCGCTGGTTAAAACCAAAATTAAAAATACAAGATGATAGATTTGACGCAGAAACTAGCACGGCAGTTGCAAGTTGGCTTGTATACAATGACGGGTGGTTTCATTGGAATAGTAGTAAACATTGTTGGGGAAAATAGAGTATAATTTTGTAGGAGGTTTTTATGTTAGAACTAAATGAAGTTGATATTGATACGTTGAAAGAATATCCTGATAATCCACGTCAGGGCGACATTTATAAAATTAGTGAAAGTTTAAATCAGCACGGACAATATAGACCCTTAACTGTAAATAAAAGGGATATGACAATTCTTACAGGCAATCACACTTGGAAGGCAATGAAACAATTAGGTTGGAAAACTTGTATTGTCACTTATGTAGATGTAGATGAAACTCAAGCAAAAAAAATTGTATTAGTTGATAACAGGCTCGGTGATATTGCTGGTTATGATGATGAGCTTCTTAGCAAAATGCTACAAGAAATTGTTGATAGTGGCGATTATTTAGGCACAGGTTTTAACGCTAGAGAAATAGATGAACTTCTTGCTGGTGTTGACGATACTATTGATGATTTTGATACAGAGTTTGAGGAAGTAAAACCTGCAAAAGAAAAACAAGCAATTCAAGAAATAGTTTTGTATTTAGATGATGAACAATTTGAGCGATATAAAAAATGGGTCAATGCTTTAGCAGATGAAATGAAATGTAATTTAACTGAAGCAACTTATAACGCTGTGAAATATACTTTTGATGAACTTGGCTTATGAAAACTGTAAAGCTAAAAGATTTAAAACAATACGGAAGCAATCCACGAATCGGCAATGTTGATTTAATTGCTGAATCTTTAAAAGAAAATGGACAGTTTAGACCATTAATTGTAAATAAAGATAACACAATTCTTGCAGGAAATCATACTTACCTAGCAATGAAGCAGTTGGGTTGGACTGAGTGTGACGTTCATTATATTGATGTTGATAAAAAACAAGCAAAGAAAATCGTTCTTGTTGACAATAGGTTAAATGATGTAGCTGGTTATGACAGCGAACTTATAACTGAAATGCTAACTGATTTAATGTTGGCGGGTGAACTTGTTGGTACTGGTTTTACTGAGGACGAAGTTGATGACTTACAAGCAGAATTTGATGAAGTTGTTATAACTGAGTTTGAGGAATTTGAGGGTGGCTACGCTCTTAGTGATGAGGAAATTGAAAATATAAAAGAACGTAGAAAAAATAATACAGGACGTAATGACGGCAAAGCATTAAAAGATATACCCGTAGCTTTACAAGAAAAAAGATATTATGAATTTAGAGATATGGTTTTAAAAATATCACAAGAAAAAAAATTAAACTCTACAGAAGCAATATTATTCTGTTTAGAATATGCATTTAAAAACAAAAAGCCACGTTTTAAATTTTTCAAGTGAAACTTGCAATACCAACTTTAAATAGACCCGAAGCAATATCAACTCCGTTTCTTGATGTCTTTAGAGGTTATGACATTTATATAATTTTTCATACTGAATTAGATAAGAAAAAATATGAAGCAGTTCATGACTTGTCTGATTTTAAATTAATTGTGACTGGTATTGAGCCTGTAAGTGACGGAACGGGTAAAGCAAAACAAATAGAATATTTTTTAGATAATTATGTAAACGATAATGAGTGGATTATTTTTGCTGATGATGATGTGTATTCTGTTGAGGGTCTTGTTAATAATGATGAATTTAAAAAAGATAAATTAAAATCTATATCTCAAGACTGGTTTGATTATTATGACAATAAAATTTTTACAGATAGAGTTCTTGAATTAATTGGTAAAGCAAATTCTATTAATGCACACATGGTCGGCTTTCAAGTTTCACGGAATTGGTTTTATGCAAGAAATAAATATAGGTATAGAGGTTATGTAATGGGTGGCTTGTATATGTGGAAAAAAGATAAAAATTTTGTAATTGACTATCCGTATGTTGCTATGGAGGATATGCACTTCTCAGCAATGCAAGTTGTTCATTATGGTTGTGTTCTTTTGTGTGATTACTTTTGGGCAAATTGTGGATATTTTAATAATGGAGGACTAGGAACTAAAAGTGAAAGAAAAAATAATCATCTTTACGCAATGAAATATTTATCAAAGAAGTATGTAGGACTGTTAAAACCAAAAATTAAAAAGGATAAATATCCTGATTTGAGGTTTTCTACTATGAACGAGGCCACCTTTCAAACGTGGTGGAGCAAATATAAAGAATTTAGAAAAAACTATACTTTTGATGATAAGACTATGAATTGGGTAAAAGACTAGTGTTTATAGGGTTTATACATGCCCTTTAGAGCCGTTTTAAAGGGGTGTTTATCTCAGTCAGGCACTACTTGCCCTAACGAAAGGACAATAAATGATTGATATAAATGAAATGATTTCAATAATAAAAGAAATTGATATTGGAAAATACACGCAAGAGGAATATAGGGAAGTTGTGGATTCGATTACTGTAAACTTCAAAGCCAAATGGTATGATGAGCTTTATGACCAAAAAGGTTGGCGAGAATTTGGGGGACAGAGTTGATTGATATTAGGTTGCGCTCAAAAATTTCTGAAAAAGAACTTGAGCAAAAGATTGGAAAAATCTTAACTGATAATGATTACAATATTTTAATTACGAAAGATACAACTGTGCGATTTCCTAATGGGCAAGTTGGAGCAATATATTTAAAAGAAGCAATTCCAGAAAATTTATCAACTGATAGTTATGAAGTATTGCATAGTTTAAAAAGTCATCAAACATCTAATAGGGGTATGGCTAGTGGGCTTCCAAGATTAAAACGGAATAGCGGCGGAACAAGAACTGATACTGCAAAAAGTATTTCCTCAGCAATAATTGGAAGTTTAGACCCTGTTGGTATGCAACAGTATTGTAGGTTGACTGCGTTTTCTGCAAAAGATTTTAAAAAATATGAGAGCCTTTTTCCGTTGTTTGTTTATATAGGTGAGCAAATGAAAAAGTATGCACCCGAAAGATACAACGCTCAAATGGAATTTGTTAATAGAACGAATAAGGATTGGGTAATACCAAATACACCTTTTACAACTATTACAGTAAATAATTCTTATCCTACTGGTGTTCATACTGATAAGGGCGATTTAGATGAGGGCATTTCTACATTGGCTTGTATTAAAAAAGGTGATTGTCAGGGTGGCTATTTAGTTTTACCAGAATATAGGATTGCATTTAAAATGGGTGATAGAGATTTATTAATATTTGACGCTCATCAATATCATGGAAATACAAAATTAGAAATGAATAGTGATGACGCAGAGCGAATTAGTATTGTAAGTTATTACAGAACAAAAATGGAAAACTGCGATAGCGCAGATGAGGAGTATGAAAAAAGGTTAAGGTATGCCGAACGAAAAATTAAGAGATGATAATAGTTGGGACGTAGAAAATGAAACGTATGATGAATTTAAAGTTCGTAGGTCAGCAGGTCGTAGCGGTATGGGACAAAGCAACAGCAAAACTAGGCAAGCTGGTCGATGTGATAATACTGGAGATTACAAGAAAAATTGTGATTGCAGGAAATGCATTAATAGACGAAGTAGAGCAAAGGGAAGAAGAAAACAAAACCTAGCCCGTAAGAAATTAGGTATTAAAGATAATAGATTTCACGGAGCAGACGCTCACGAGGAAAATTGGGCTACTGGTCT